ATTCAAGAATCCAGGGAATGTTCCTTCAAGTGCAGCAGTTGAGTCTGCATCAAGGACAAATTCTCTTCCTTCCTCACCAACTGTTATTTGATGCGTTCCTGACTTTGTAAATCCACCTTTACTATATGCAACATGTACATGATCACTATGATAAGTAGGATCTTGTTTTGCTGTTATAATTTGAGCAGGAGATATTCCTTTCATTTTATTAAATTGATTAATCACATCCACAATTGGACCTTGTTCATAATCCCATGCACCAATATCAATTGCTCTACCTGAATAATGATATGAATCAGTATCATGACTTCCCCTTACACCACCAAAGTCTGGGTGTTCTGTGATTGCCTGATAATCCCTTGGACTTGAAAGTTTGGATTCAATAAATTTACCTGCTTCACCTGCAAGATTTGATCCATAAACACTATCTCTAGCATGTTGAGCATCTTGAGCATCAAGATCATCTGATGAGTCCTTTTTAAGTATTCTAGGTATTGCTGTTCCACCTTCACCAAAAAGATCTGGGAAGAATGATGCAGCTGCATGTGGAATTAATTTGGTATAAAAACTTATATTGGAAACTGGATTTAATATACTGAGGTCTGGCATCTTTTCAACTTTTCCATTCTTATCCTTATCTAAGAATGGAAATGCAAATGCCAATCCTCGTTGAAGTGCATCAAGCGGAGTGTCAGACACATCAATCATCGGAAAATTATCCATAAATCTAGTGAATGAATTCTTAAAGAACTTACCCAAAAGACCACCAAGTTCTAAAGTTCCCTTCCAGGCATTCATTAACTTTTGACCTGCTTCTTCAACTCCACGACCAAGTATCAATGAGTAAAGAAGATCACCGATAAATTCACCAAGAAGCATTCCTATTATTGTTCCTATTGGTGGGAAGGGAATGAAACTTCCAAGAATTCCACCAAGAGCAGATCCAATACCTTTAAATAATGCTTGGTCTATCGGTTCATCTGCAAGTAATGAAGCAACAACGACGATAAGTGATCCTACCCAAGGAATTCTACCAAATACATTTTTTATACCTGGAAGAGCTGCTTTGCTTAAAAATTGACCTCCTTTTAATCCTGCTTTATATAATCCCCTCTGAGTACCAGCAGGAAGAGGAACTCCTGCCGTTCCTGTTTGTAAATTTGCCTTGAATTTTGCAAACTTACTTGGTCTTATTGGTGTTGTCATTCCAGGACGATTTTGTCCTGGTATAGCAACTCTGCTTAGTTCTGACCTGTAAATTCTACCTTTGGTAGCAATTTGGTTACCTCCAGCATCAGTTCTAGAAAATCTACCAGCACCACCAGTACCAGAAGGATTCTTCCTTAATTCAGCTGCAATTGATGAAGTTTTATTTGGTCTTCGGCCCCTACGATTAAGATCACCAAATCCTTTAGTGGCCAACATTACAGACCCAACTATAATAGCGGCATTAAATAAATTTTTTAATTTTGATCCTAGTTCACCGAATCTTTTTGCTGCATCTGAACCCTCTAAATCTCTTAAGTATAATTTTGCATTATCATATGCAGTATATCCCCAATCCAAAAATGATCCAAGTTTATCAACAAATCCTATGGTAAAATCTACCATAAAATCAAATACCTTACCAATAGTTGGAAGTATACGTGTTAATATTGGTAGATATTTAATCAAACGAATTAAAACATACCCAAGAGCAACATTCATGATGAAGTTTTTGAGTCTATCAAAGAAACTTATCTTTGGTATTTTTATACCAGATTTTGTTTTTCCACCTTCTCCTTTTGTTTCTTCTAATTCTTTTTCAGATTTTGCACGTCTTTCTTTTGCTTCTGTTTTTCTTTTTATATCTTCTTTTTGTTTTTCTTCTGCAACAGATCCCTTTAAAATTTTATCAATTTGAATTATTTTTTCTACGATGCGTTCTTTCTTTTCTCCACTACTGACATTATTTGATGTAGATGTAGGAGAAAAGAAAGATGCAGGTATTAAAGAAGTTTTAGGTCGAAGAATTATCGCAGATTTTTTTTCATCGCTAGAGTCTGCAACTGATGAATCTTTCTGTTCCTTTTTGCCAGTTATTTTTTTAGCAATTTTTGACCCAGCACCAGATACTTTTGCTGCCTTATTTGCTCCAGATAATAACTTTGTTCCTGCTGATAGTAATGCTAAAGCTGCCATATCTTACACACTAATACCTAGTACTGATATCTTCTCAGATGAAATCATTGCATCTGCAGCAAAATTTGGAACATCTGAATATCCCGATGATTGCATTTGTTGTTGATTTCCTTTAGACCTTTGAGACATTTTTTGATATGCCTCAGTTGATGATGGTCTAGATGATTTAGATACTGAATCTGTTTTAACTCCTAGAGCTTTTCTTACTGCCATATAATCAAAACTTTTCATAGTAGAAAGATCAAAAGGTTTTTGCTTTACTGACGAACTAGAACCACCACTACCACTACCAGAACTTGCAACCATAGAAGAACTATTTGTACCATCAAGAGTTACAATGGGTCCACCAGTCCCAATAAATTTTGTATAATGACTTGGAAGTGGTGATGGTGGAGGATCAGATTTTCCTCTTTGTTCTTTATAATGGTAGAAGTTGCCTCTATTTGAGAATTTTATATCACCTTGTCCCATATTTCCATATTCACTTGTTCCCTTAAAGTCAGTTCTTCCTTTTAATTTTTTTAATGATTCAACAATCTTTGCTTGTCCTTCTGCTGATCCAAGTTTTTTTGCTAACTCTGGATCATCGTATGCATGTCCATCAAATACTGCAGCAAATTGACCTGCTTGAGATCCAACTTCTTTTATCGTATTTGGCCATGAAGGATCAGCAACTCTATTCAAAACTGCAGCAGAGACACCGTACTCATCATCTGTTCCCCTCTGTGCCTCTGCACTAACAATAAATGCTAAGTCCCTAAAATCTTGTCCCGTAAGACCTTTTATACTTCCACCGCCACCATTTGTTTTTTCTCTACTCTTATCACCACCAAACAAATTTGTGAAGAAATTTCCTTTACCTTCTTTTCTTTTCTCCATCTTTTTCTGTTGATCTGCTGGTAATGTTTGTTTCTTATCAATCATTCCACCACCATTAGCATAAGTTGTACCACCTTTAATCATTGGGCGATTTGTTCCACCACCCATTGCATTCATAGATGATAGAGTATCTGAACCATATTTTTTCACTGCACCACGAGACATAACGAATTCACCAGGAGAAAGCATGGCAGATACAGTATCCTTATTAGGACCACTACCAGGAACAATTCCACCATCTTTTCTTTCTATTGGTGGTTTATATTTTCCCTTTGTAGTCTTATCAAACCCTTCATCTTCTGGCAATTTTCCAGAAGCATCTCTTTGTGCATCAAGAGTTCCATCTGCAACTGATGTTGGTGCTAGAGCTTCGGTTGCAAGTAATCCAACAGCTGTCAAAGCAGCAACTGAACTGGCAGCAATTCCTACACCACCAATAAGTTTTAATGCACCCCTACCCAACCCAGCTAATAATCTGGCAGTAAGTTTGACTAATAGTGGTACAAATTTTGTTGCTAATCCAACAATCGTTGCTAAGAAACCACCAAGACCTGTTCCAAATACAAGGAATGCTGCCATAAGAGCAGGCCATGTATCACCTAAAAATCTTCCTATTGCATCAATTTTTCTTTTATTTTCTGTATCACCAAACCATTCTATAAGTTTTTTCAATACTCTTCCAATGAAGATTGTTGTTATAAAATTAAATAATTTCTCAAATAATGATTTAACAGGGGCAATTACTTTATCCGTTGCCTTTGCTAATCCTTTGAATACATTTGATTCTAATTTTTTTTCTTTCTTTGCTCTCCCTTCTCTCTCTTTAGATCGTCCATCTTTAATTGCTGCTTTCTTTTTTACTTTTTGTTGTTCTCTTAAAGATTCTAAAATAGAATCAATACCTTTTAGTATGTCATTATTATTTTCTTTTCTCTCTTCATCATTAACCTGCGGAACAATTTTTTTTGGATCAATCTTGGATTTTTTAAAAGTAAGTGATCCACCTTCACCAACCGCATCAGGAAGAAGACCCTTAACTTTTGATGATTCTGTAGCAGATTCTTTTCTTTCTAAAATATTTTTAACAAAACTTTCAAATCCTACTCTATTGTTTCTCTTTTTAAATCCATCTTTTCTTTCTTCATTTGATAAATTTTTGCCACCAATAGTTCCTTCAGCAGTAAGTTCATCAACATACTGCTGGTATCTTTCCTTTCCTAGAAATTTGGAACCGAATTTACCTGCTGGCATTTCTTTGTTTCTGCTTTAATTCTTCTTCTTCAAGATGTTGTTGTAATAAAGCAACATAGATGTCTCGTTCCCAAGGCATCAAGTTTTCAATCTCAGTTAATGAATATTTATGGTACTGTATCAAGGCAAAGTTGAGCCGATAATAATTTTCAAGATCCATATGGATCAGGCTCACGCGAAAAAACTTGCCAGTCCCTCAAGAACAATCTCATTATCCTTTTTAGTCTTTGGATTCTTAACCTTAATTGTATGCGACAACTTAGGCATAGTCTCAAAAAACTTTTCGATACCTTTAAACTGAGCAGAATTCATCTGTTCAAGGAACTCAATGATTTCTTTTTTAGAACAATCTTCAGAAGCCCAAACATCTTCTTCAGTAAAGATCTTATCAATACAAGATGCAATCAATTCAAATGACTGATCCATCGCATTCTTATCATCAAAATCAAAGTTATTTTTAATAAACTGATCTAATGATGGGTACTTCATGTCCATCATGATAGTATCATCAAGTTTAATTCTGTTAGAATGTTCTTCATTTTTTTGAACTTCAATCTCATCAAGGTTTATCTTGACAGCAACTTGAGTTTCTCCATCATCTGGACAAGTAATATTAACTTCTAATTCTTCTCCAACAGATTTACCACGAATATTAAGGAAAAGATATTCAATATCAAATGTAGGTAAGTCCTCTACTTTAATACCTTTTGTCTTAATACAGTTTTTAATTACTGTTTTGATAGCTGTTGTAATTTGCTTTGTATCTTCACTCTCTAAAGCAATTACAAGAACCTTTTCTTCCTTAACTAAGAAAGGTCTATATTGAATTGTCTGTCCTGTAGATGGCAAGTCAAGTTCATATACTGGTGTGGCAATTTTTGGTAAAGGCATAATGTCTTATAAGTGTTTTTCAGTGTGATTATTTATGAGAAAGGATTGCCAAAATTAAATGGCGGAAATTGTGATAAATTAAGGTCATTAAAGAGTGCTTGCTGTATTGGATCAAAGAAATTACTGGGATTACTATCAGAGTTAAGCAGTGATGAACTTTCACCAAGGACTTCTTTAATATTATAACGAATATAACTCATAGAAACAGTACATTTTAATAAATTTGATGCATCAAAAGAAACTGGCATAGAAGATATTGCTATAGGAAAACTTCTAACAAATTCATATGATAATTGCTGTTGGTAATCTTTCTCAAATTTTCTAACAACCAATCCCTGATCTACAATATAGTCGTCAGGATATCTTGCTCTATAACTATAGTTTTTATCAATAGCTTCTCTTGGATCTTCATTCATAGCAAATCTCATCCATGCTTCAAAGAATTTTATTGGTGTATAATTTCTTGCATCAACATAAAAAGTCAGGTCTATTCTATCATCAAAAAGTCTTCTATACGCATGTTTCTCAGTAACACCTTGTCGATCATTATTAATTTCAAGAGTTGCTAACTGAGAACCAGGTAAAGTTGCTTCACAACAAGACAATACAAGATCACCTTTTCCAATTCCAAGTTCAGATTCTAATGCTGAAGGAAACTGCAACTCAACTTCAAAGTGTGAGGTAAGAGCAGGTCTTAATAATGCTGACTTAATTTGTGAAACTGTCTTTGGTGTGGGCATTTATAAATAATTTTTACCTTATATATTATGTATGGCAGAAAGTATCAAGAGTAAATACAAACCATCATTTCCTGGCAAGTATAAGGGCAATCCCAACAACATTATATGCCGAAGTAGTTGGGAACGCAAGTTTTGTAGATGGTGTGATATGAATGAAAACATTCTTCAGTGGGGCAGTGAAGAGTTTCATATTCCATATATCTCTCCTATAGATAGAAGAGTTCACAAATACTATCCCGATTTTATTATTAAGGTGAAAGAAAGTTTGGGACAAATTAAAACTTATGTGATTGAAGTTAAACCCAAGAAGCAAACAAAACCACCAAAACAACCAAAGAGACAAACTAAATCATACATTTATGAATGTACAACTTGGGAAGTCAATAAAGCAAAATGGAAAGCTGCTCAAGAGTTTTGTGATGATAGAAGAATTGAATTTAAAATCATCACCGAAGACGAACTAGGAATCAAATGAATCGCATAGAATCAGTAAAACAAGACATTCAATCAGAAAGTAAAGTTGAAGATAGAATGGAACTGATAATGTATGCCTTGAATGATACTGTAGCACCCATCCCTGAAGTTGGAAACATATGCACCTTTAAATATTATGCAAAGACACCTAATATAGAATATGATCAACATCCATTAGTCGTAGTAAATGATTTATTTCAATGGGGTTTTCGTGGATTTAATTTTCATCACAGAGATTATAGACAATATACATGGGAAGAGTTAGGAACTCAAGTATATATTGTTCAACAAGATGAACTCGATGATCTACTCGCATTACAATACGGAAAATTTGTCCTAAATAAATAAAAACCACCATATCTGATGGCATCGAAAACATCAAAAGTAAGTAATGTAAGTGTAGTTGACAGGGGAACCGCTGGTGGAAAGAGCTACTATAGTAGTGATGTAACTACTCTTGCTGATGGATCGGTTCAGAGACAAACATATAGAGGTGACTCAACAAAAGATGGAACTTTGATAAACAAAGTTTTAATTCAAAGTGTTACTGTTAACAGTGAAGGAACAATAACTAAAGATGAGTTGTCATCTAATGCAACTGTCAACGAGCAGAGAGATCTGAGAAATCCAAAGTCTACATTAAGACAAGCAATAAAAAATCAAGTTAGCACTGCAACAAAAGAACTTGTAGAAAATAATATTGATGGAGTGACAAAATCAACTCTCGACAAAGCTTCACTTGGATCTGGTAATGCTGCACTAAATCAAGTTCAAACATTAGACTCTCAACCTGCACCAGAAGAAAAGAAAACAGGTTTACTTGATGGAGATTCTTTTAGTGGAGAAGTAAAATCCACAGGTAGAAATAAATTTTCAAACTTAGTATTTCCTGAAGGGTTAGGAAGTACTGAACA